ACATCAATTGATTTATATGTACCATCTTTAAGTTTTAAAACTATTAATAATGTCCCATCTGGACAAAAAATCCCAATATCGATACTGTCTACTTCATATTTATATTCTTCTCCAAATAATGTAAATCCCATAATTTTTCTCCTTTATTTCTTTAATTTAATTTTTGCAACCAGAATACCTGCCAGAAAAGCAATAACAAGGCATACAACAAATGTTTCTATATTTAAAGCAACCATAATTACTCCTTACTCAATGATCTTAAATGATACATCAGTACGTCTATTCATTGCGCGATGTTCATCAGTGTCATTATCAACAACAGGATTGCTGGATCCATTTCCAACTACTACAATACGTCCGTTAGAAATTCCATTCATAACAAAATAGTTTTTAACAGCTTCTGCTCTTTGTAAAGACAACTTCTGATTATACTCGTCTTCAGGATCTGATTCCGGATTAGGGTCTGTATTTCCTGCAATTTCAATGATTGCACCGTCAAGTACCTTTGCAATGTCAATAAACTTATTAAGTTCTTTAGATGCTGCAGCAGAATCAGAGAATTTTGCCGTATTCTGAATAAATGTAACAGATGCTTTACCCTGTAATAAAGCTTCAGTATCCTGAATTTCCTTTTTATTATCCTCTGTAACCTTTACAGTATTTGTATTAGACACTTCCGTTGCACTAAATTTATCTGAAATAGCATTAATATATGTATCATCAAAAATACTATTAACAAGATCAGCATTTACAGACTCACCAATTGATGTCCATACGTTACACATATCTGAATAAATTGTCTTTGCAGTTCCATTTAATAGATCTAAATTATCTTTCCATGTTGTCAGTTTTGCAGACTCCGTATTTGCTACAATATCTTCATCTGATGCAGTATTGAACATAGGCATTACTTCACGGATTGCATTAAATTCTGTATTATACATATCTGCAGCTTCCAGAGATCCCTGGATAAATTTCTCTACTACATCTGCATGTGCTTCTGCAAATTTCTTATCAAACAGAATTCCATCCATAACAAGATTTGAAGAACTTGCAGTGCTAAATAATACATGTGCGTCTGTCATATTCTTTGCCTGAGTCAGGTATGGTTCCCAGGTTGCTGCAACATCAATCTGACCGGCAAAAAATGCTTTTGCTGCATCATCTGGTGTTGAAAATAATACAAGATTATCAATAATTTTCGCTTTCTTCTTAGCTGAAAGATCAGAATTATTTACAAACCATACTACAAGTGTTTGAGCTTCAGAGAATTCTGGTACACCAATTTTAGCATTTACAAGATCATTTACATTCTGAATAGAAGACTTCGCAATAATACCGTCACCACCATTTGAGTAATTTGTAATATACGGCATCACCACTTCTTTTCCGGCATCAGTGAATTTCTTAGATAAGAATGCAGTTCTGTTGATTGTATAACCTGCAGCGTTCAGATCTCCTTTAATCAGAGCATTACTTGATTGTGTTGCGTCGTTAATAACATTAATATTTACTTTTACGCCAAGTTTATCATAGATGGAACCTGACTGAGTTGTTAAGCCGCCATTAGCGTCAATAATGGATTTCCACATTACTATTGATTCAGTTCGTTACGCTGAACTGTTGATTTCCGTATAGGATATTTTATATTTGGATTATGCCAACTGCCACCATTATTAATTCTATAAATCTGAGTAACAGCTCGACCATATAATTTAGCAATATACTTCATAGGAATGCTAGGATCTTCTAACAATTTAATAATTTCTTCTAATTCATCATGAGTTAATCCTAATTCTCTGATAGGATATTCATCGTTTTCATCATAATATGTAACACCTTTATTAATGTTTAAAATTACATATCTTTCTACTTTAAACATTCTAGCAATATAGTCTATACTATAAAAGCCATCTCGTAACATTTTTTTGATTAATTTAATTTTTTCATGATTTATAGATGGACATATTAAAGGTTCTCTGATAGGATAAGTGATATCATTTTTTCTCCAAGCTATTCCGGTATTAACATTTCGAATAGTTTTTATTGATACATTATACTTTTCGGCAAGCTTATCAAATTCAACGTTCGTTTCTTTTAAATCTTTCATCAATAAATCAACCTGCTGTTGTGTTAACTTACTTTGCGGATTATTTTCTCCAGAACTATCTTGCCCACCATTTTGAATATTATATCCGAACTCTTTCTCATTACTGCGATATAATTTAATATATTCCTTTTCTTTTGTATTATAATCTTCTCCGAAATATAATGTTTCTACCGAAAAATTTTCCCATCCATATTTATGTATTGCATTATAGATAGGATGATTCATGCGTTTATCATGCCGATGCTCTTTAATACGTCTTTCTAAATTATTAGTTTGTCCTATATAAATCTTATGATTTATGTTATTCTCTATTTTGTATACATATTTCTCCAATTCTTTATATTCTCCTTACACGTTACAACACTATATTTTTCAATATAGATTAGAGTACATCACCATCTTTTATAAGATGCGCCTCCACTGGCTTTAACGAATTTAAAAGCTCTTACTCGTTGAACCTTATCCTGTTCGGATTTTGGAAGCTGATTCCCCATTCTTACAGCACTTAGCACCTTCTCATATTTCAATGAAAAAGCTTTTATTTCAGCTTATGCCATCTTACTAATTTTTTCTGCTTTCGCCACATTCACACTTATGCGTATTTCATCATTATGTTGTAGTTTAGTAAGCTTTAGGGTGGCTACGTGTATAGCCTTAATTCCAGCAATTCAAAGGCGTTCGATCACATTGTCACCAATGTAAAAGGGCTAGAAATTAACCAATCCATTCATCTAATGACACATTAATAACATTATCATCAGCAGTTTTCGCTTCATCTTTCTTTACAGTGTTTTTCTTGTCATCATCCTCATTATTTGAAGTAGATTCTGTTTTAGCGACTGTTTCTGATGTAGTAGTACCGGATACTGATTTATCTTTCTTCGTCTGAATCATTCCAGTCTGTGTTCCTGCAAAGATACCTCCTCCAAGCAGTGCTACAATCAGAACCATAATCAGAATTTTTGCTGCTTTAGTTAATCTAAATCTTTTTGCTTTCTTCATTTTACTACTCCTTATTTATTATATTTCTTTTTCAAGCTGTTCAGATAATCATTGCTGTTATTCTTTTTTGCTTCTGCTTCAGCCTTTTCAAGTTTAGTAGACATTTTATTATTGTGTACTACTTTAGATCCTTCCACAATGGCATCCAGATCTCTATTTTTATCTCGAACAGAATCAAGCAATTTATCTGTTGCAGTGACATTTTTCAGTTCATCCATATCATCATAGACTTCCTGAAGCTGCTTCTTTACCTTCATATTCTCCACAACTTCTTTACTTTCACGCTTTAGACTTCTAAGATTCTTTTCACACCTTTCCTGTGTCTCTTTTGCAGCGGCCGTAGCTTCTTTATAGGCATTTACCAAACCGGTAACTCTGCGGATATCTGAAAGGATTTCTTCTCTTTCCTCTGCTTTTAACTGTGCAAGCTCGATTTGATTTGTTTTCACAAGAGATTCACACTCAGATTCAACATTAATAAGTCTTTTTCTTTTCCTATCGAGATCTTTCTGTGCATTGCTTAATTTTCCAGCAGCAATCTTATATGCATTATCCGCTTTATTATAAGATTCCTGAGCCTGGTCAATTTTTTCTTCATAGATAGCCTCTGCTCCTTCTGGTGTGGTTGCCATATCTTTGATAAATAATCTAGTAAATCCAGACAGTAATTTTCTTGCTTCCGGAAACAGAATCAGTATCAATACAATAACAACCACTACAACAATAAAAATCAGTTTACCAAGTTCCATTATGCATTTCCTCCAACAGTAAAGTTAATTAAATTTTTAATTCTGTCAATTTCAGCAGTAATAGTTTCATCAGATGTTTTTGTTTCAGCTCTTTGATCAGCAATTTCCTTTTCCAGACGCTCGATTTCCATTTTGTGTTCTTCAATAGCATTTTCTTTTTCAGTAACAACAGCTTCAGAATCACAAATAATCTTTGAGAGAATGTCGCTTAAAACATCAACTCTTTTTTCTCCATCTGCCTCAACATCAGTCACTGTCAAGCCAAATACACCAAGTGTTGCCAATACTGAATTTCTTTTTGTTTCTGTCGTCATTTCCTTTGGAAATGATTTTATTAACTCTTCCACTTTAAAAATTGACTGTGTTTTATCTGCCAGATTATTCTGGCTGTAAATATCATCAATCAAAGTGTCAGTGTTGACTGAATCAAGCTCTACGTCAGTCTCAGTTGTGTCAAAATCAGTATCTATATCTGGAATATCAGGCGTCTCATCCGGTATTTCTTCCACAAATAAGTTTTTTAAAATTCCCATCGTATTTCCTTCCTAAAATTTCAATATTTCATCACACATTATCTTTGCTTCTGATTCACTGTGTGTGACCATGATCACAGTATTATCAAGTAACCTATGTAAATCCATAATTAACAATTGCATATTACTTCGTGTCTCAGCATCCAGTGCTGACAATGGTTCATCCATTAAAAGAATCTTTGGTTTTGCAAATAACGTCCTGGCTAACGCAAGCCGTTGTTTCATGCCTCCAGACAGCTGCTTAGGATATTTATTTTCGTTTCCATTCAGACCAACTAAATAAAGCATCTTCTTAGCTGCTTCTATATCTTCTGGTTCTACATGGCCTTTAACTTTTTTAGCAATTAGTATATTGTCAAGACAATTTAACCAATCAAAAGAAGTATAGTTCTGATGCATCATATATATTTCATTTTTACTTGCTTTTGTAACCGGATTATTATCTATGATAATTTCTCCAGATAACGGTTTGAGCAATCCTGCAACAGTCCTTAGCAAAGTTGTCTTTCCACATCCAGATTCTCCAAGGATCCCATAGATCTTATTATCAAAATTGTAATTAAATCCAGATAAAAGTGGTTTATCTCTACTGTATCCTGTGTATAAATCATGAATTTTAATCATTGATATACCTCCATTTAAAAATCTTCCTTACTAACCATTTAGACACATAATCAAATATAACACTAATGATCATAATCATAATGATTGCCATAAATACTAAATCTGTTCTTCCTCTGGAAGATGATTGCTGGATTATATATCCAAGTCCATATTTAGCATTTATTGTTTCAGCTACTGCAATATATGTAAATCCAATTCCATACATCATAATGTAGCTATTTAATACTCCTGGCAATGATGCCGGAATCTGGATTCTCCATATCGTTTGTAATTTGCTCATTCCAATTGTAAGTCCGGTATCTATTAGATCGTTGTTCACTTCCTCCAGGCATAATACAACTGACGGCATCATATATACAAATGTTGCGATAAACAAAAATACAATTTTCATCATTTCATCTATCCCGAACCACATAATAAGCAATGGATAAAATGCAGTCACCGGAATATATCGCATAACACTGATTATCGGATTAAGAATATCCTTAGCAATTCTGGAATTATAAACCAGAATCGCTATAGGAAATGCTATTGCTCCAGATATAAATGTAGCAGCAGTTATTCTTAGAAACGAATATTCAATTGCCTTAATCAACTGTCCTGTATGTATCATGCCTATCAGATCTTTGAATACAGTGACCGGCGATGGGATAAACAAAGGGTTTACATGTCTTGCAGCGATACTCCAAATAAGGAGTATCGAGACAAGCAATGTTATTCTTTTTATAATTATCTTCATTTTATTTTCCTTAAAGAAGATGGCGTAAAATATTATACAAAGTTTCTAATTCTCCGGTTTCCTCGTATATAGCTTCTACAATTACAGCTAACACCACAGCACATATAGAACACAAAATTAGTAGTAAAATCAATATCACAATCACCATAAACAGAAACCCTGCAATATTTCCAAGTATTCCCATATATTATTCCTCTAACATAGCTGTCAGTTCTTCAAGACTCTTGCCTTCCAGAGCTTCGTTCTGCTTTCTCTCAATGATTCTCATAATCTTCTGATTGCGCTCTTTCTTATCTTTTGCAGCTAATCTCTCTGCAGCTTCTGTCTGTTTTACCTGTACAATGAATTTCACAATCTGAATTTTATTTTCCAGCTCCTGGTCTGCTTCAGATTTAACCTGTAACAGACTTTCTTCATCACTCTGCTTTTTCTCTTTATTCAGCAGTTTAAATACTGAATCCAGATCCTGTAATTTCAGATCCCATAAATCCTCTACTGAAATCATCCCTTTGAACGGGAATCTGTATTTATATCTTGTTGCCGCCTCAAAAATATTTGTAAGTTCCATGTTTTTATTCCTCCAATACATATAATTTTATTTAACAAACATCCAGTCTTCTGCGAGCATATCAGACTGGGTAGCAAGCCATCCCATCTGTACGCCAGATGTTCCAACAAAAGCGATGGCTTTATTTCCGATTGCGTCATGCTCACAATTTACAATCTCATTATCGGCAGTCTTATAAGAAATCCCAGTGGCAAGCTGAATGTACTGTTTCTTTCCATTCCAGCCTTTACGTGCCACTTTAAATCCTCTTTTCAGGTACTTAATCGCTTCTCCGAATGAGAATGTTGCTTCTCCACCAAGTATTGGGCAGTTCCGACTATCCGCATAAACCCACTCATCGGAAAGAATATTCTGAAGCGTATACTCCACATTCTGTGTTTCTCTTATATCCAGACAGCCGCCATCTTTTGTGTACATAAGGATTGTCTGGGATTCTTCATCCCACCACCAATAACCCGCCCATGACGGAAGTTTTATTGGAATTCCAGATTTCATTTCTTCAAATGCTTCTTTAAATTTCATAACTTTCTCCCTTCTTTGTTTAATTAAATTGTATTAGAATTTGATTTTTAATACTCGCTCTGTAGCGCCTTTTACTTTAATAATTAGATCATTTCTCTTTGTAAGTGAAAATCCTACTCCTGAAAGCTGATCATCAACATCTTTTACATGTGCTTTTGCTCCAAGCGCTTCAAATACTCTTCGGTGCTGCTCAAGTTCCGGTTTCAAGAATTCATTATAATATCCATTCGGCTCTTCTGGATTGATGCAGTCCTTCAGCATAAAGAATAAGTGCTGATGACCAATTCCCTTCTGTTCATCCCAGTAATTTGGTGAGTAGCATACAACAGATACCGGTGTAAACTGCAGAGTTTTAATTCCCCATACATCTTTACTGATCATAGAACAATTTCCTGGAAGTTTGTCCACTACTTTGAAATTTCCTGCCTGATCAAGGATTACTTCTGCAACATCTACATTGCCACGTACTGGAGTATTGTATTCGTAAGAATGAATTTCTCCATTTACTTCAATCTCAGCTTTAAATCCCTGAGATCCTCTGTATGCAAACTGATTTACAAAAAACTTATATGTACCAGGAATCATATACTCTTTAGATGGATATGTAATATTTTCAACAGCCACTCCATTACTTGCTTTACACTGATCAACTGGCTGAGTAATATCAATGTCCAATTCTCCTCTAGTACGTCGTGATTTTTTCCAACTAAAATAAATATGATCTCCACCTTTTGGTTCAATACAATGTGCATCAAGGTCAGAATTATCCTTTCCATCTTTATCATTCCATTGAATAGAGAATCTTACAATACCTGTGACTGAACCACCAGCAGCTTTTACATTCTCTTTGATATCTGAATCTGTAATATTACCGGTATATGCCCAAGACATTCCATTGTTCCATTTGAACATTGTTTTTGCAGCAGCAACTTCTGGAGCAATCAAAGATACCATATTTTGAATATGTTTATTCTCCAGGTATACTTCCAGTTCCTTTGCCACTGGCAAGACATTCTTAATGAAATCCTCTGCACTTATTTCCTCTACCTTAGAGAATCGTTTTGGATCAATTGCAACATCCTGTTCCATTTCATCAAACAAATCCATAGCACCAGTAATTCTTTTTGCTGCGTCTTTATTAGAGAACAGAATATTATTCACTGTGATATCATCCAAGGTAGCAAATCTTCTCTGTAATGAATCAATATAACCAAGTTCTGTAATAGTCTTCTTTGCATCTTCAAGCATCTTCTTTGTAAAGATTGCCTTTGGACGTTTATAATTTACAGGGGCTACAATCTGCTCATATTTTCTAACGGCAAGGTCAAGATCCATTCCTTCGGAAATATTCACAAGCAATGTTCCTATACTATGATTACGAATCTTGCCGATAACGGCACCTGTAGCAATTGACTTTTCCCAGATCCAAAGTTCTTTCTGTTCATCCGTAAGCTTTCCATATTCTTTCTGATAATTCTTAAATTCAGCAAGTTGCTTTTTCCATTCGGCACCTTTATATAAAGAATTTTGAGCAATCAACTCAAGTACTGTATCTACAGCTTCTTTACTAATTTCATCAAGAGAACGTTTAAATACATTACGAATATCTCTGAATTGACTTAAATCACCTTCAAGTGTATGTCCATAACATTCCTTAAAGATACAAATTTCTGGCAGATCTACGAAGAAATGCTCGTATTTATTAATTTTTCCTGTCGGGAGCATTTCTCTATTTTCAGGAGTACCAATTCGTTTCTCTTTTTTGAGGAATACCCCTAATACCGCTTTCTGTTTTACATAGGCATCAAGCGCAGCTGCGACTACATTATATTTATCATCTGATACTGGATTAATTCCCCAAATGGTATGTAACTCACCATTTTTAATAGATACAACGTTACCAACGTCTCTGATAAAATGTCTACAGCAACTGCAGTCATATTCTCTTCTTTCTCTGTAAATTTCATTTGTACCTGCCGGAAACGAATCCAGATATAAATTATAAAGCTCCTCGGTGTCCACATTTACTGTGAATAATCTTGAAGAATCTTTAGACATCTGCTGTAAATTTTTCTGGATTGCCTTTACAAAATCTTTAAACATATTTTTATCTCCTTATTGTTTAATTAAATTTTTATTTTCACTGATTTTTCTTTTCTTATTCGAGACTGATTCTTTTTGAACAATTCATCAAATACTCTTGGAGTATACTTTTTATCTGGCACAATTTTTTCTATTCTTTTAGTAGCACTTCCAGATAAAACGCTCGCACATGATTGAATTTTCATTGTATTTATAATTTGCATCTTATTCTTAGCTTCTCTTCGTCTATCACAAATCTCTTGCAGCTTTTTGCATAATTTATATCCTTCTGCCGCAGAAAACTTATGAAATTCAATATAATGCAAAATATCTGAAATTTGTGAATCAGTATATGAAATAATAGAATTAAGTTCTTTTGAATAATCAGTAATTTCATTCATCTTACTTGAAAATTCATTTATACTACCGATAATTTCACCAACTATATCATCTGTCGTAATTGCTTCAACTCCATTATAATCGGTTTCACAAATTTCATATGGTCCAAATTTTTTTAATACGTCTGGAATATTATTTGCTTGAATTGCCTTAATCTTTTTCTTTTCAATTTCAGGAACCAAGAGTGCATCAGCAAGATCAGATACTAATTTGATTCTTCCTGTTGGATCTCTTGCGATGTACTCTCCATTTTTTCCTTTTAAATAGTAACATATCATTGTTCATGCCTTTCTGATTGAGTTAATCTAATTCGTTTTGATAAGTCAACTATATCACTGTTATTTGCATTTGTCAATAGTAAAAGTTAATTTAATTTGTTTTTGTATTCTTCTTCACTGATAATAGGAATATTCAACTCAGAAGCTTTCTTATTTTTACTAGATCCACTGTTTTTATCATTGGTAATTAGATAATCAGTTGCCTTTGTAACTCCGGACACAACTTTCCCTCCTTTTGATTCTATATCCGCCACAAGTTCATCCCGGTTAGCAAAAATATGTAACTTCCCAGTGATACAGAATTTCTTTCCGGACAATGAATCACTTTCAGAAGATATTTTATCATTATTAAGTTTCGAAAATATGAACTGTTCTGCCAAAGCAATAACGTAATCATAATTTTCCTTAAAATATCTATGGATAGAAATATTTCGCTCCGTCCCTAATCCTTCAATACAGGTAAAATTAAAATCAGAAGCAGCATCTTTAATAAATGTTTCAAATGGATAGAGCATCCCTAATTCCCTGGTTCTTATTTCTTCATATCTAGCAATATCCTTTGCAGCTCTACCACCAATTAACGGAATATTTAATCCTACAATAAATTTTTCTATGGTAGTATTCCTGCTAGACTCAATAGAGTCTAAAATATTCGCAATTTTCTTTGCTCCCATTCTAGGTAATCTGGACAATTCTGTAGAATGATCCTTCAAATAATACAGATCAATTGGTGATGTCACAAGCTCAATATCAATCAATAGCTGCAATGTAGCCTCAGATAATCCATTAATATCATGGGCTTTTTTCCCTACAAAAGCATTTAATTCACCCAGAAGCTTGCCTTTGCATCCAGCATTCATGCACATCAATACTTCAGAATCGTTCTCTTTTACGACAGACACCGGCTTACCACAAATCGGGCATACTTCAGGGATTTTAATAAATTTTATATTGTTCATTATACATACCTCCAATGGTATTTTAGATTTTTAGTTTTTAATCCGTTACACATTCTTGCAATGGTGTGTTCGCAATCACCTGTATCCATAGACGCTGAACGAATAGACCTGTATGTCTTACCTGTTTCTTCGCATAAAACGCGCTTCCACGATTGATTATTTGTTGTAGATTTTTTAGTACGTTCTATTCTTGTTCCATATTCTGCATTATATTTAGGAGTACACCATTCTAAATTATCAGAACTATTATTCATTTTATTTTCATCTATATGATTTACCTGTGTTTTATGTATAGGATCGTCATTAGTTACAAATGCTGTGGCTACTAAACGATGTATTAATTTGTTTTCAGTTTTTCCATTCTTGCATAAAATAACAAATGGATAATGCTGACTATCTTTAGGTAAATAAATTTTTAATAATCTTTCGCCAGTATTTCTATAACCATTTTTATTTTTTACAATTCTATTCAAACTTTTAACATTACCTAAATTACTTATTTGATAATACCCCTCATATCCTATTATATCTTTCCATATTTCTATTTTTATATTATCCATTTATCATCCACCATTTCTGCTTTTGTAATATATGGAATTACTTGGTTTGCTTTAATTATCCATAATTTTTGTCCAACATAAGGATGCCCCAATTTTTCTTTTAATATAGAAAGATTAAATAAACTAGCTTTTGTTATAATACTTCCTTCTATTTCGATAGGTTCAAATACGGCTATCGGAGAAATAATTCCGGTTTTACCAACTTGCCATTCAACATTAATAAGTGTCGTAATATATTCTTCATTATAAAACTTGTATGCCAGAGAATGACGTGGATACTTATCTGTGATTCCAAGTGATAATCCATAAGCAATATCATTATATGCAGCAACAAGCCCATCAATTGGATAAGATAAGTATGCTGCCTTTTCCTTTAACAGATTAATAACCTCTTCAAGATTCTGATTTTCTTTATATACACGAATATAAGGTACAATATCAAATCCAAGTTCTCTTGCTTTTTCAAATCTTTCTGACATTAAAGGTAGTTCATCCATACCGGCAGGTACCTTCCATACTATAAAACGAACATGACGTTTGGCTGCTACCTTACTATCCAGTTGTCTTACTGATCCTGAAGCAAGATTTCGCGGGTTCTTATATCTATCTTCTTCATGTTTAATTAAATTATTAATTTTCTCAAAATCTGTATATGTAATAATAGCTTCTCCTTCGATTTCAACGTGGCCTTTCTGATTAATATGCATAGGAATATTTTCGAACGCCTTTGCATTGTGAGTAATAATTTCTCCTATGACGCCGTTTCCGCGAGTTTCAGCCTGGATTAGCTCTCCATCTTCATACGTCAAAAGAATTGTCAATCCATCCATCTTACACATTAGCAAAGAATCTTTATCACCAATAAATTTTCGAAGTATATTCACATCTTTAGTTTTATCAAGAGACATCATTAAATGTGAATGCTCAATTTTCTCTAATTTACTTTTTACTTCATATCCAACACTATGGACTGGAGAATTACTTAAAATAACTCCTGTTTCTTTTTCCATTTTTTCCAACTGATCACACAGATCATCATACTGATGATCCGTAACAATACTCTCTGCATTATTATAATAAGCATCTCGGTACTGATTAAGTTTTTCAACCAATGCTTTCATTTCTTCAATCTTGTTCATTTTTTCCTCCTATATTATGTATAATTAAATCGCCAAAATATCAAAATGCACTGACCAATGATCACACATCATATCAATTGTTGCATCCGCGATATCGTTAACGCACTCGTCATCACATTTGACTGAATCAAACTGAGAAATATCAATATAATGCTCTGCTGTTCCCTCTTCAAAAGTGATAATATTATCATTTACTGTAATATTAACTGGATTCAACTGCATATGAGATATTATTGCAGATTCTTTTTCTCCTACAGAGAAATGTACCGCAACAGTTTTATTGTCATATGCAGCTTTTTCAAACATAATATCGATTTTCTGAGCTACTTTACTTGCATTCTTTACAAATTCTCTAACCATTTTTTTGTTCCTCATTACATTTTCTCTTTAATTAAAGTTAATTTAACTTGTTACTTTATTTAAACATGGCGACTATATTAAATAGTCACCATATTTTTTAAGAAAATATGAAGGTCTATTAATCTTAATTCCATATTGGTGTTCAATCATAGACCGAGTTTCAACATCATATAAAATCTTGTTTTTATTTGAATTATACTTCCGGATTAATTCATTTGTCATATGAATTTGTCCGGAAATGTTAATTTTTTCAGCAGTCATATATGATACATCTATAGACTTCAATGCTGCTGCTAATGAATTATACATTTGCCTTCCAAGACAATGCGGATCATCTTTTACAATATGAGATCTTTTTATAATGGTTCCATCATCCATGAGTTTGGATTTAGTTCCATATGGATATGTTAATTCCATTGTCATATTACTCTTTTGTGCAGTTAAAATTAATGCTTCACTTACATTTACAACTCTTCCGGAATACAATTTCATTGTATGATTTTCTATGTCGATATCATCCATTTTGGCTCTGATCGTGTCTTCAAAATCTTTAGACTTGCCATATTCAAAAATGCTCAGAATCATGAATCGATCTCTAGGATTCTTTAATGCTTCGATCCATGTTAAAATCGTATCTCTTGATACAATCTGATGATTTAACAATGTCTTATTTAATAGTGCTGCCAGCATATCAGGTGTGATAGTTGCATAGATATTTTGTCCATTTAACACTAAATTCTCATTAACACACCAGTCCGTATATTGTGTAAGAGTATTATTTACTACAATAATGGACTCTAATGTTGTAAATTTGAACAACTTATACATTTCTGTAATCTCATTTAAATTAAAGTCACATAAATCCTTTTGATACATATGTTCAAACGGCGCAACTCTCTTAAATCTAGGCACAAGAGGAGTAACGCTTGCAACAGTTTTTAACTTAAATTCGTAAAACCTTTGTTTTCTATCTTCGTTATACATTTACATTCTCTCCTCTAAAAAAGGAATTAATCTTTTCCTTATCCTATTAAAGTTTCTCGAAAAATCATATATTATTTTTTCCTCACGTTCCGCATCATCAATAAGAAAACACTTATAGTTCTCTATCATTGATATTTTATTTTTTCCATCATAATAATGAAACAAGATCGTAAGAATTATAATTTCTTTCTTTGAATATTCTTTTTCAAGATACTTGTCATCTTCTTCTGTAAGCATATTAAGATCTTCGATAAATTCCTTTGATACTCTAATGATTTCTTTTCGTTGCTCAGGAGAATCACTTTGCCTTTTACTGAAATATAATCTCTTAATACATTCTGCCAGAGTTGTTGAATCAATAAGCCCGCCTATTTTTATTTCCCCTTGCAAATTACACATACTGCTTTCATTAATACGCTGGACCACTTTATTCTGAGCTGCATATGAGTTATATGTGTCGCTTAACTGTTTGCTCATTTTAGTTTTCTGGTCATACTGATATATCATACGGCGAGATTTATCAATGTCAAAGTTTGTAATTCTCAGCTCCATTGGATAGTTAAAATTTGGATTTTTACTTCTGGCCTGGAACATTGATACATATCTATGATATCCATCGTTTATATCAAATGCCTCTAAAGAATGAATAATAAGCTGACGTGATTGCTCATCATAATGAAAATCTGCGTATATATCATCTTTCGGGATATTCAAAGTGATTGTATCCGGAACATAAATATGTTCCAACATATCTGCCGTAATTTCTTTTACTGCATTCTTATTCAATGTAATACGATATAGCTCATTATTATCTCGTGTTATTTTAGTCATAGCACGTTGTGTGACAGGATTATAGTTAATTAATCCTGATTCTTGCAGAGCGCAAAATGTATCTACATTTAAAGATCCTATCCATTGATCATCGCTTACCTGAATCATATTGAACACCAACGGGAATTCAATTTTATTTGGTTCTTCGTATCGCATCCCACTATATTTACTTATTTCTCTGTCTGTAAAAAAGTCAGATAACTTTTTGCGATAATCTTTCTTAGTGGCATTTAAAATACTATCTGCAATTACAAAAAGTGTATAATCATTTGCTTCTTCAATACTCTTTCTACTAGATAGAAAATCTGAAAAAATGCCTTTTGGATAATTATACTTCTCATATGCATAATTGTAAATTTCTAGTTCTTCACTCTTATTAATTAAGATATTAAAAAACTTTTTGGATAAATAATCTTCTAAAATACTTCTATCGACATTCATTTTTCTCACCTCTTTCCTCAGATTATATCATGCAAAGTTAATTTTGTCTATATTTTTGATGATAAATTTTTCGACATAAACTCCGTTGCTTCCTTTCTTGAGTTATTTTCTTCAACTGTATAAATACTGGTTGTCTGTATATCCGCATGTCCTACGGCATTTTTCGTAGCAACGATATCTTTTGTTTCCTTATAATATAATGAAGCAAAAGCAGCTCTTAACTTATGCGGAGACACATGTTTACCAATTCCTTTCTCGGCATATTTGACTACCATACAATAGATCGTTTGTGGATCCATACGTTTTCCATTTTTTGATATAAAAAGAGCATCCTCTTTAATCCCCATATTATATAGTATTTTATCTCGATCAAGGATCCAATCTCTTAATACACGTATGGAATCATCATTTAATTGATATACCTGTTCTTTATCTCGCTTGTCGATAATAGTCAAATTGTGAGTCTCAAAATTTAAATCACTTAAGTTAATTTCGCTTAATGCAGTTTTTCTCATGCCGGTAACCATAAATAAATATAATATAGCATAATCTCTTGAATGCCATTCTTTTGGCATGTAAGAATATTTTACGGCACCCAATATTCCATTTAAATCATCCATTGATAAAAACACTCTTTTAATCGAGTCTTTTCTAATAGGCCGGTTTACATTGTCCATCGGATTCCTTTCAATATCTCCTCTCCGATACAAAAAATCAAAAAACCTATTTAATGTGCAACATACCAATTTAGTATATGCCACAGACGACTTTTTAATTTCACCATTACCATCTTTTACGTATTTAATATGCTCCAGATACCTTGCGATATCATCTGCATCAATTTCGCTTATATCTTCTACATCTATATAATCTAAGAAATGATGAAGTTTTCTAACGTAATTTAAACAAGTATTCGGGCTGCGAACAGCCTGAATACTCATATAAAAATCACTCACGCATTGTGGCATATCATTAAGAATTTTCTTAACATTCTTATTTAATTTTAATTCATGCTCCAACCTTCCATTCATAACTTCATTCTCCTCTCTAACATAATTCCAGCTTGTTGATACCATGGCAGTATCACACTACAATATTCTTTGACTTTCCATGAATACCATTCTCCAATCCCCATAAACAAAAGTAATCCAATTGCTGAAATAAGTCCTTTGTTCACCACAATACATAATAATAAACATGGCGCTACCCATAACCAATTCGTAGAAAAGTTACACCATCTTACTAGCCATTTTTCGCTCATACGATCAAAACTCGCAATTTCATCTGGAGTCAAAGAGGTCTGTGGTGGATTTGCTTTCGCTCTCCTTTTAACAAGTTCTGCTCCTCCGACATTTTTTTCTCCTGGTTTTATATACTTATTATATTCTTCTGTTATTTTTGATGCTGCTCTTTCTTGTGGTGTCTTTCTTACTTCCGGTATACTCCAAAAAATCATTTCTATTACTTCGATTGGATATTCAGGATATAATATGGCTAAAGAAAATCCATTGTCCATTAAATAATATAGAAAACTTACCATTTTTTCTGATTCTGTAAAATCATCCATTTTATATCTTGGATCATATGGTGCTACAGCTGAAGAATTGTAAATACGTTCCCTATTTTTAAATTCTTCATATCTTTTTTCAATGTCATTAACACAACGCATATAAAATTCTCCAGTAGTAAGCCTTTCTACCTCCACTTTTTCAAATTTTATATTATTTCCATAGACAATGTATTCCTCCTCTCTCTCTTCGGGCGTTAAATCATCATAAAATTTCTTTGCTTTCTCAATGAGCTGCTTAGGCGTTAGAGCATATCCCTTATATGCTCTGGCCTCTTCTTTTGTTAACCTCATTTTAAAATCACCTTACCCCTTTCTAAACAAGTATATCTAATATAATAAGTTTTACCATTTTTAGTAACTATTCCCCAATTACGAATTGGAACCCCTGTATCTATCATTTTCTTCAATCTCTCAATACGCCTTCTGTCAAAACACCACTCTATCATATAAGAATTAAAGTTCTCAATGAATTCTTCTTTATCAAAAACAAGAACTCCATTTTTTAAATATGATATGGTTTCTTCTTTTGAATGACCGTCCTCCATAATTATTTTAAAATTAGTTAATGGTTTTTCTTCTATTATTTCACCTTCTAATGTTTTATAAGACTGCTTGTATGTATATTCTGTAAATTTTTGTATTTTATTACAAGTTGGACAATACAAATCTTTTATATGTCCCTTTTCTCTTTGTTGTCCAATTTGTCTTGGAATAGGGAACTCAAGTCCACATTCCGGACATACAAAATTTGATATAGTACTTCGTTTCTTTTTAGACATTTTAATATTCCCCCTTATGCTGCAAATCCAAATTCTGATAAATTAATCGTTTCTTTTCGAGGTAAATAATCTGATCCGCATGAATCACAAATTTCTTTTACTTCCTGATCACTTAATACCCTGATTACTTTCATTTCACCAGCAATGATCCATTCTCCAGTCATTACAGGAGATGTTTTATACCGGTAAAATCCATGTTCTGGAATATAATCTAAATCAGCATTTATATAATTAAATCTTCCAGATTTAGAAGTTCCATTTGCTTTTGCTTCTTCACAGTAATCAACATCGATCTGATATTCAACTTCCGCCCATACAGTATCCGGCCGCATATAAGTAATCTTGCCATTTACCTTTTGCCCTATATGTGAGACATACGGAACTATATCATTGATATGGAAACCAGGACGATATCTTAATGGTCCGAGTTTACTTTTTACCTTTCCATTTTCTAATCTTTCTCCCGGTTCTGCACTAATCCATTCTCCAATTGAAATATTCGTATTTGCATTTACATACAGAGGAAATAATTTCCCCGGATATTTTTTAGACACCCTAAAAAGCTTATAACCAATTGCTGTTTTCATTATACCACTCCTTATTTTCGTTTTCAACATTTCATTCATTATGTTTAATTAAATTTTTATTTCAGTTTTTCATTGATATATTTTGTTTTACTTCTTACATAACATTTATGGCATGTAAGGCAGCTCTTTGCCCCGCAATTAATGCTTACATCATGTGCACTGATATAGTCTTTATCATATACTGTAAAGATCTTATCAATAAAATCATATCCAGGATCTGCTTGGTCATTAAGGCAAGGACTGCTATATATGATCTGTAAGTTACTCGGCTTTCTTTCGACACTATCCAATACCTCTTCGATAATCCAAGGATTCTTTGTCCATAAAGCGAAACGCACATGTTTATTCTTTTTACAGATATGGAAGTAATTAATCACTTGTGTAACATTAATTAAATCACCAAAGCTTTCGAATCTAAAAAAGGAAGCATTGATCATTGGGATCTCTGCTTCCTTTAATATCCTGCCAGTTAAAATTTCTGTATTTCGCTCTAAACATGCATTCAAATTTTTATACATTTTCATTTGTCTTTGTGCATAACAATGTGAACATACCAGATCGGAATTGATTGATCGATTCTTGCAATATTTATTACATAAACAGCTAGTTGATAAACTCTGCATTCCTTCCATTTTCCCTGAATGATTTACAGTATAATGGACTCCAGTTACCTTTTCAGCCTCTACTACTGTTAAAAATTTTTCTCTTACTGCTTTCATTTCATCAGCTCCTATGTTATTATATTGTTATCGTATTATATTTTGTAATAAAAAGAGGCAGCTCTTAGCTACCTCTTTTTAGTCCCTCTATAAATCAAAAATCTTATTTCCGTGTAATTTCTCTGCTACATTTCATCAAATACTGATCAAATTCCATACCGGTAAATTCAAAGAACATTTCTTTTACCGCTTGTTTGTCACTACTTTTATGATAAATATTAAATATTTCTTGAGCCATACCAGATATTTCAAAATCCTGCTCGTCCATTATATCTTTTAAAATAGTGTCAGCATCAACAATTTGACCATCCGGAGTGTTTGTATTCAATTCTTCTACATATTTAAGCAATTGTTCCATAACATACACCTCATTCTTTCTTAATCCGAAACAATCTCGATATCATAATAAAAATCTTCCCACTGCCATCTGTACTCATCACAAATAGCATCCATAAGGTCTACTGGTGATTCAAACTCCACATTGTTTATTTTATACATATCTCCTTATTCATTTTTTATCTCCAATATATGCCATGAAATGTCTGATTTATCGTGTCATAAATACTACATTTCCGACTAATTTTTCATTTTCCATTTCTTTTATATAATTTTCAATGATGGTAATCTTAACCAAATCATCTAAATTTGTATAAATCACAATCATTGGAATAGGTAATCCTTCGTTATCTCTTACTTTTTCTTCTAAATTTTCCATCACAAACTTACAGAAACTTATAGGATCGCACTCTGTATCATACGTCATATAAGTATCCAGATAACTTGGACAGAAGTCACCATAAGAATAAATAGTAGATTTGTTATATTTTTGAATTGCATAAGCAATTTCAGATTTCTGTTTTTCTCCTGTTACTCTAATCATCTTTTCACATCCAATCAAAAATTTATAATTTACCGTTCATAAAATTCATCATAACATATTTTTTTTAGAAACACAATTTCATCAATTATTTCTTTGATTTCATTACGTTCATACATAAAACTCTCCTCATAACAAATTATTTACAGTTATTCCAAATTCACACACCTTGCTTTAATTTTTTCCATATTAACCTCCCACGCCCTCTAATTTTACTCCGCAATTAGGACAATACCCTTCAATATCTTTAATTAAAATCTGCTCTTTACAATTTGAACATTTCATAAAACTGTAAATATCGTCATTGACAAACATCCATCTTCCACCATGATTTTCTATAATCATTCTATACCCTGTATCTTTTACTTTTGCCATTTTGTAACACCATCTTTCTCATAAAATGAAAGTCGAAATTCATTTATTTTCTTCGTACCACAAATCAGAAATTGCATGAGTTAATTCTATTTGCAACATCCATGTCGCATTTGCTCCAAAATCACAGCTGTAAATTTCTCTGATTTCACCCAAATCTGTCTCAGGATCAAAAAATCCAGTTTCTTCTACTTTAAGAAATTCACCATACAATTTTACTAATTCTTCTTTTGATTTTGTTTTAAAAATATTAACGTGTCCCATATATCATACCTCCATTTTAATAAATTCAGTCTTTCAATTCCATTATATACACTCCAAAACATCCAGTTTTCCACATCTAATTAATCTTCCTCGTTATAATCCCATCCGAATATTTCTGCAACTTCTTCTCTTATATCTTCATCAGATCGCATAGCACTGCAGCAATTACAAACTCGAATCGTTTTCTGTACTTTTTTCCCTAATATCTTGCCATAATAAGTGTACTTTGAATTAGGTGATTTAATTTCACTTGCTCCGCATAACCAACAATGTGTCATAATTTTCCTCCATATATAATATTTGTGTTATTTGTAAGATTCTTATTTTTTTCATCTACTATTGTAAATTACTCATGTCTAAAGACACGAGCTTCCTGCTTCAACCATATCAAAAATTTCATTCCAATCAGAATAATTTTTCACTTTTTCCTGCGGAACTAATAATTCATATTCTGATTCAATTTCTTCTTGTGATCCATATCCATTAAAACTAGGAACACTGCCAATTTCATAGGCATTATGTCTTTCCATTTGTCTAAAAATAACAATGCTTTTCTCTGTAAATTCTCCCATGTGTGTAGCGTAGCTATCAATTTGAATAATTGACTTATCTTTTTTATTTACATAAATATCTCCAAGCCTCATTTTATTTCCTCCGTAAAATTCTCATTTCAGACATCCCAATTACATGGTGAAGTTTTACCTTTGTTTAATTCACACTGAACTATTTTTATACCGTTTTCTTCAGCATATCCTTTAAAAAAAGGACATTCTTTTTTCATCATATACACCTCTAGTAGCACACCAATTCTTTATAAAAATAGCCGCTTCAATCAATTTATTTTTCATAAATTCACCCCTTATTATTAATTGCTTTATTTAAATTGACTTACACTCTCTGTATTCTGATTCTGTAATTAAACCTTCATCATACATATCTTCAAGCGTTCTAAATATCGCATTCGCTCTCCAACTTGCATAACCATGACCATCAAATTCTCCAACAATTGCATCTTTATTCTCTTCTCGTTGTTTTTGTAATTTCTCCCCCAAATCCCAATTATGAAAGAAAAACGCTTTATATTGAGCTGCAATAATTCTCAATAATTCTATTTCGTATTCTTGTGAAATTAATTTCTCTTGTGCATTTAATAATTTCAATCCTGCACTTCCTAATGGACTGTTCTCAATTCTATTCTTAAAATATTTGTCATTCATAATTATTCTCCAATTCTCCACTACAAAAATCATATACCGGCTGAACATCACCAATGTTAAATCCATTCTCAAACCAACAATGATCTGATACATCTGGAATATCTACAATAATATGATCTGTATATGTTTCCTTTACCGTACCTGTATGTGTATCTCCATCAAGCCTACATCTTACTATTTGTCCTGCCTTAAATAAATGTGTTAAATCCGCCATTTGAATACCGCCCTTTCTTTAATAAATCAACTTTGTTCCACATTCCGGACAATGTTTAGGCCGTAACTCTTCTTTCTCATCATTTCTAGCTAATGAATAACCGCATTCCGGACATAAAATTTCATCATCAGCATCATCTCCCTGGCGTTTTACCTCGATTCCATCTTCATATTTTTGTTGCATTTCTGCCAGAGTAAGAGCCACTGTCTGAAATAAAATTGCCGACTCATGAATTTTCTTTTCTAATTTCAATAAATTTTTATATGATTCATAACAATCTTTGATTAAATTATTTTCGTTTCTTGCAAATCGTGGAACAAATGTTCCAAAATCATTTTTACTGGCAAAATGTTTTGAAGAAATTGCATCACGATCAATATTTTTATAGATTCCAACGTAATCATGAATAAAATCATTATTAGTAGAATCTAACCAAGCCTTTAAATCAATATCAAATACCTGCACTGCATAATTAATATCCATAGAATGACTGAGCCGGGAACTATACATAATTCCCAGCTCCGCTGCTCTATCAATTATTTGATTAATCAAAACTACTCTTGTTTTTGCTTCTTTTGTATCTTTTACGTTTTCCATTCCACTTACCTGCCTTTCGCTTATAATATCTGCTATTACAGCAGACCCACATTTTTACTCCGAATACACCAGCAGATACTTGAGCATACTTAAAACTTCTGGATATAAATGAATGCTCATAATCATAAAACGGTGCTTTTCGAATTTCATCTACGTATCGCTGTTTCATATATTCTGTTGCATCACTAATATTTAAACACTCAATCACCTCTGCCCTCTTATTACTATGTATAATAATTACATTTACCTTTTTCATGTTATATCAGCCTCCCAGTTATATACGAACGTTCGTTCTGTTTTTTGATATTATTGTTATACCATACTGAGAGGCTGAGGTCAATATTTAATCGAACATATTTTCGATTTATGCAGATTTTTTAGGATACAGCTCTTTCATCCTCTTGCTGAAATCAAAATCATTTACTTCAATAACGCGTTTCATGTAAGCAAATAATCTGTAGTATACACCCCTATAGCAATCTACTGCACTTTCTACATCTACAAGAGAATCCTTCAAAGACATCATATTGCCTTTAACACCAGGAACTCTGCATCCATGAAACTTAATTAAATTCATAAGTGTATAATAAGAACCTTCTCCCTTGAATGCGTCTTTCCATTCTTTACATTTAGGAGTTTCATTAGGCAGTCTATACATATTGGCACAGAACTTTCTTAATACTCTATATAAATCTTTATATGAAAATGTCATTGAGTGATTTCTGATGTTAATAACTACTCGTTTTACATCTGCAAAGTTGCTTTTCTGTGGATAATATACATATTTGTTAAGATCTTCAACAAATATATTTCTACCAAAAACCTTCTTATAAGGAACACCTTTACATTTATGCACTGGAAGTTTATTAACATAAATCTCAAGTTTATTTATATAATCATTGCAGGTAGCAGAAACAACATCCGGAATAAAGAATCTTGACCTTTCAGCAAAAGCTTTTATATCTCTGTCCTGTAATTCGGCTAATACTCGGATTTCTTCTAACATCATTTCAAACTGATACTGATATCCATAATGATCATTTAAATATGCGTCATATCCAGATTTACCTGTATAATAACTCTTGTAATTCAGCATTCTGAACATCTGTGCCATAACCCATCTTCGATGTAGACGAGTATTTCTTACATATCCATCTTCATAAATCTGAGATAAGAAAGACTCCTCTTCTGAATTCCTTTTCTTCTCTGGACTTACAATGACAGGACTTCCGTCTTCGCTGATTGTTACATTAATTGTGCTGCCAGGTTTTAAACCTTCCGGTAATGTTACGCTGAAATATTTTCCTGTTTCAATGTTTGCTGCCTTTAATGCTTCCATTCTGTTCTCTCTTGATTTTTTCATAGTTTTATTCTCCTTTGTATTTGTTTTATTTTCTGTGATTTCTCTCCAACCAAGTACATCAAAATATGAATAATTACGCCATTCATAAGTGTCATTTTTACCTTTGATCATCATATCTTTTCTTGTAGTTCCGTCTTTTAAAAGAATTTCTACTTCCTTATATAATTCAGGGATACTTTCACCATAAATCCAATTCATAATCTACATTCTCCTTTTAATTTAATTTTCAAATTCTATTTGCTGTAATTCTTCCATCGTAGAAGCGGATCCGACAATAGTACAATAAATTACATTAGATACTTTTGTATTTAATTCTTTTGTAAGAGACTTAAAAAGTTCACTTAACTCTTCTGCTCCGGCTCTGGTACCAATATGATTTTCAATATCCAGTTGAACTTCATCTTCTCTTCCGTCCAATGTCAAGAATCCTACATTAATAACTGAACAAAAAGATAATGTATCTACTTCCGACACAAGCTTCCCCTGTTTAATTAACTGTTTTATTGTCAATGTGATCACCTCGTTATTATAATTCTAACCCAATCATCTCTTTTGCAATTTCTTTAACCGCTTTTCTCGCCGTCCAATCAGTATACTCTGCAGCACAGGCCACGCAGTGGTCATACATGAACTCCACCAAGTCACCCACATCCTTGATTTTAGCCTTGATTTCGGCAATCTTTTTTTCTTCTTCTTTTTTTAATTCTTTTTGAAGTTCTTCACGCGAAGCATACAAATCTTTCAGCAGGCAGCCGCTGTTTCCACCATCGTCCCACTCAATATCTGCATATGGATATTTTTTCGGGTATCGTACAGAAACTTCTGTTTCGCCAAGTGCCGTAATTTTTGCACTGTGGATACACTGTCCCCAAGGTTCCAAGAACCAGACTTTCTGACCAATTTTTGGATTATTAATCATTATTTATCACCTCCTAACATTCAATCCACTTCTTCAGTATAATTAAATCTTTATCTTTTCCCTGATAAAACCAATGGCTGCCCATCTGCTCTTCATCCCAAGTCAAATATCCTGCCAGAGAAGCACAAAGAATGAATGCTTCAAGCGCAGCTCTTGCATAATTTCGATCTTCGCCAGTAACCAACTGTCCGTCTGTCATTTCATCTGGCTTTAATGCACGAAAATATTCTCTTTGTCTGTACTTCTCACTTCTTTCACTTGGAATTGAATATTTATATTTGTGATACAGATTTTCAATAATCTCAAAACATATTTCATTGCATTCCTTTCTTGACGTATCAAAGTTAATTCCGTCAATAACAATTAAATCGTGACGGATATCATACATAGAAGATTCTATATATTTTTTACCTTCACAAATTAATGTTTTATTCTTTAAATCCGCTTTCCATCTTTTGGTTTCGCTAATTTTAAGATCAGATAAAAAATCTCCGTAAATACTCATTTTATCTACTTCCTTTCATTTTATTGTATATTAACTCTGTATTTCTGAGACATTCCTTTAATAGTTTCATATATGAAGGTTATCCGGAGGATATCTAGCTCCGTTAGGGGCTTGATTTCCTCCTAGTTCATCACCTTCTTATTAAATTTTAAATACCTTGTTAATATTCACTGCCTTGTGGTTTTATATCAATTCAACATTTCTGAGGTATCACTATAATCATTTCATATCTCCAGAGCAAGCCGTGAGGCAATTTATTGCCTCAGGTGGTTGTTTCTGAAATTAAATTAAATGTCTTATTGATACTCGTTACCTTACGATTTTTTTTATATTAACTCAACATTTTTAAGACATTTCTATAATTGTTTCATATTATGGAGGCAAGGGAGGTGGCAGCCGGACTGATAAATCCGGCAGCCTCCTCCAATATTTGCCTCCATGATTAAAATTAAAATGCTTTGTTAATATTTCACTGTCTTGTGATTTTTTGTATAAGCTCTACATATGTGGCATATTTCTTTAATGGATCAATATTAGGCGGAATGCGATGACGCATTTCTTCAGAGATATCTGACAGAATTGGGTCATCGTCATGTGCCGCTTCATTAAATAGAATATATCTTGCTTATACTTGGTATGCTCCTAAATTAATTTATTATGCAAACTCAATACTTACGGTATATTTCTATAATTGTTTCATATAATGCAGGTTACTGGAGATGTAATCTTCAGGAAGTGCTGGGGATACCCAGAGGTTCCTGAAGAAGACATCTATCTTAGCCTGCATTATTAAATCTTAAATATCTTATTTGCATTCCGTTATACTCCGGACTGAATATACTCAATTAATCTGGCACATTTCTTTAACAGAGTCATATTGAGCTGCGATTCTCCTGGTGGAGGATCTTAAAGCCGGTTCGGTAGACCGGATTTCAGATCCGTAACCAGGAATAATGGCAGCACCATTAAATCGTATTAACCTTGTATATTCCGAGTGTGCTCTCGTTTAATTAAATTACTTATTCAATTACTTTCCAACTTCGTAGAAGTGACTCTAATGAATCTGAAATAGAATCATAATCAGTGCCATAAATATTAGCATTAGTGTTACCATCTAATTCCATTTCATAGCTTTTTTTAGGAGGCTCCAAAGTCACACCCTTTTTATCTAAAAAATCTTCAAAGATATCAATAATACCTCCAATAAGTTCTGTTTTGTCATTCTGGCCAGTCATGTTTTTTGTATCTCGTATTACGAGTTCTGTTTCAATTGGCATCACAGCATCGTCTGATAATGTTGCAAATTTGCATGTATTAAGATTGTATGCATTATTATCCTCACCAGAAGTATCTAACTTTAAATAAATATCTCCTGAATATTCGAACACATTTCCGCACACTAAATCTTTAAATGTATATTCTTTTTTCTCAGTTCTTTTATCTATAATTTTCATATTATTAATCCCTTTCCTAATAAACTATTTCCATTACATCAGGATAATCTTCTCTATAATCTTCATCATTTCTTGGTTGCCATACAACCAGATCATCCAGATCATATTCATCAGTACCGAAATCATTATACATTCGCCAAACCTTATGTTCAGCTTCTGTATCCGTATTAGCCACAACAAAACCAACTGTCTTCAGACCGTTGAATCCATCAAACCCATACAACCAAATATTATCCGGCATACCTTTATCCCTCCAATTCTTCAACCAAACTCCAATAACTTTCGTTTTCATCAAGCCCATCTTTTTTATTCTCTTCGACAATTTCATCGGCCTTCTGTTCTGTTGTACAAATAGCTATTGTTTCTGTTACATTAAATCTAAATTCATCGTCATATTCATGAACTACTCTGTAAACTTTTTCGCCTGCTAAAAATCCTGGAATCTTTGTTACAAATCCGGACCATTCATGCACATCATTCCCAGATTCATCTGCTGAAAATATATCAAGCTGTCCTTCAATACTTAAAACCACACACATTCCATTATATTTTTTCAAATAATCAATGCAGAATTCCACTCCGTAGAACTGTAATGTCCCGGCATCTAACTCATCCCAGCTTTCCCATTTAAAGAGATCTTTTCCGCAAAATGTTTGAATGTTATTTTCTTCCACCTTCATGTTTTTTATCCTCCTCCATTAATACAAGGTTAACTGCTTTTTCAAATTTCGCACGTAACTCTGGATTGCTATCAACGACCTTTTTTCTACTATACCCAGCACTTCCATGTTTAGAAACATATCTCTTTTTCAGATTTACCCAATTAATATTAGGATCTGTTTTTCTAAGCATTGCATATACCTTTCGATAACTTATAGTGTAATTTGCGCTTTCATCATTTATCTTTTTTATCAGAGGCTGCATAATTAAATCTATTTTGCATGTATTTTTATACTTTTCAGCCATATCTGCCAGAGTACAATCGAAAATTGAACGCAATTGTTCATCTTCATAAATAACATCAAATGTAGAAACTTTAGAAATATTGGAATGTCTTCTTCTGTACTCTCTCTTCTCCTGGTCCCATACAATTCCATATGTTTTATTTATATAATC